AGCCAAGCGTAATAAAGCTAAATTACAAGGACAAACTGCATACGAAGCTGCCAAACTAGCTGGAAAAAAAGTAAAAATGGCAGAGTTTGAAGTAGATTACACAAAAATTAAAAAAGATGAGCTTGTTTTTAGAATTATGACCTTTGAACATATTCCAGACGAGCCAGGACGTAAGAAAAATCCTAAAACGGTAGCAGACACCAAAACAAAATTGAACTTTCCTCCTTTTCAGCATTACAAGTTTGACGAAAATGAAAATTTAATATGTGTAGGCAAGAGTCATTGGGTAGGTGGCATGGAAAATGGCCATTTTAGCAAGACAAACGGCAAAGCAACTGACAAATTAGCTAGAATGTGGATAAAATTGTGTGAAAGATACGCTACAAGAGGCAATGTTCGTGGATATACTTACAACGACGAAATGAAAGGGCAAGCAATTCTTCAGCTTGCACAAATAGGACTACAATTTGACGAATCTAAATCCAATAATCCTTTTGCTTATTATACCGCTGCTGTTACTAATAGCTTTGTTCGTGTTATTAATATAGAAAAACGGAATCAAAACATCAGAGATGACATATTAGAGATGAATAATATGGATCCATCGCATACAAGACAACATGCAGGTGAATGGGAAGCTGCTTTACGCAGAGAAAAAGGTTGATTTATACAAAATTATAGCATATACTACTTGTGAAGTGGAGTATTCTATTGTTTAAAAAAGCAGCCGTATTTACTGACATACATTTAGGTATGAAAGGCAACTCACGTGTCCATAATCAGGACTGTGAAGACTATATCGATTGGTATATTGAAACAGCAAAAGCAAATAATTGCGAAACAGGCATCTTTTGCGGCGACTGGCACCATAATAGGAACAGTCTTAACCTAACAACTATGGATACAACCATAAAATTGTTAGAAAAACTAGGTGCAGCATTTGAAAAGTTCTACATGTTTGCTGGTAACCACGATCTATACTACAAAGACAAGCGAGATGTGAAGTCAACTGAGTTTGCAAAACACATTCCTGGTATCACAGTGGTAGATAGTATCACAGTCGAAGAAGATGTAGCACTGGTTCCATGGTTGGTAGGCGATGAATGGCAACGTATGGAGAAGTTACAGGCCAAATACTTGTTTGGACACTTCGAATTGCCTAGTTTCTATATGAATGCAATGGTGCAGATGCCAGATCACGGCGAACTCAAAGCAGAACACTTTAAGAACCAAGAGTATGTGTTCAGTGGACACTTCCACAAACGGCAAAAGCAAGGTAAGATACACTATATCGGCAATGCTTTCCCACATAACTATGCAGATGCTTGGGATGACGACCGTGGTATGATGATATTAGACCGTGAGAATGATGCCGAACCAGAATATCTCAACTGGTCAGACTGTCCTAAGTATAGAACAGTTAAACTATCTCAACTGATTGACGAAAAAGACTCTTTGATCAAACCAAACATGTATCTAAGAGTAACACTTGACATTGATATCAGTTATGAAGAAGCAAGTTACATCAAAGAAACGTTTATCGAACAATATCAATGTCGTGAGATTACATTGATTCCACAAAAACACATTGAAGAAATAAACACAGACTTGGATATCGAACAATTTGAAAGTGTTGACCAGATTGTTAGCAACGAAATACAAGCCATTGACAGTGAACAGTTCAACAAAAAACTATTATTGGATATCTATACAGAGTTAGCATGATTAAAATCAAAGACTTAACCGTAAAAAACTTTATGAGTGTGGGTAATGTTACCCAAGCAGTTGACTTCAACAAGGAGCAGCTCACTCTTGTGCTTGGTGAAAACTTAGACCAAGGAGGTGACGATACAGGATCACGCAACGGAACAGGTAAAACAACGATAATCAATGCATTATCCTACGCCTTGTTCGGCCAAGCACTGACCAACATCAAACGGAACAATCTTATCAACAAGACAAATTCTAAAGGCATGTTGGTCACCCTTAATTTTGAGAAAGGCGGTAACAGTTATCGTATCGAACGTGGTCGATCACCGAACGTTCTCAAATTTTACATCAACGAACATGAACAAAAGGATGACCTGCACGACGAGTCACAGGGCGACAGTCGTAAAACGCAAGAAGATATCAGCAGTTTGCTTGATATGAGTCACGATATGTTCAAACACGTTGTTGCATTGAACACTTATACCGAACCTTTCCTCAGCATGAGAGCAAATGATCAACGTGCTATCATTGAACAGTTACTTGGTATTACTATTCTTACAGAAAAAGCAGACATGCTCAAAGAAAAAGTAAAACTAACCAAAGAAGCAATCACAGAAGAAACATTAAAGATCAATGCAATCGAAGCAAGCAATAAAAAAATACAACAAAGTATTGAAACACTTCAAGGAAGACAAAGAGCATGGCAATCAAAATTAAAAACTGATGTTGTCAAGCTAGAAACTGCAATTGAAGAACTTGAAAAGCTAGATATTGATACAGAACTTGAAGCACATGACAAGTTAACCAATTGGACAGAACTAAACAATCGTATTACCAGTTTGAATAAAGAAAAAGCTACACTTGAAAGTGCTTTGATGCGAGCATCAAAAGGTGTTACCAAGGCTGAAAAGGATATCAAAGAACTTGACGATGCAGTTTGTTACACTTGTGGACAAACACTTCATGCAGACAAGAAAGCAGAGATTCAAGCAAAGAAAGACAAAGAACTGAGCGATGCACTTGCTTATCAAACAGAAGTTGCTGATAAATTAGAAGCAACTATGGGTTTCTTGAGCGACATCGGTGATATCAATGGACGACCAAATACATTTTATGAAAGTGCAAAAGAAGCATACGAACATAGAAACAATGTAGATAATTTACGTGCAACACTGATAAGTAAAACACAAGAAGAAGATCCATACCAGGCACAAATTGATGACTTAACAAACACAGCACTGCAAGAAATTGATTGGCAACCAGTAAATGACTTGACTAACTTGAAAGAACACCAAGAGTTCTTGCTCAAACTGTTGACAAACAAGGACTCGTTCATTCGCAAAAAGATTATTGATCAAAACTTAGCGTATTTGAACAACAGGCTCACATACTATTTAGACAAATTAGGCTTACCACATCAAGTAGAGTTTCAAAACGATTTGTCAGTTGAGATTACACAACTAGGACAAGACTTGGACTTTGATAACTTGTCAAGAGGCGAACGCAACAGACTGATACTAGGCATGAGTTGGGCATTCCGTGATGTTTGGGAATCATTGTATCAAGGCATCAATTTGTTGTTCATAGACGAGCTTATTGACTCTGGTATGGACACTGCTGGCGTTGAAAATGCACTTGCTGTTCTTAAAAAGATGGGCAGAGAGCGTAGTAAAAATGTTTTCCTTATCTCACACAAAGACGAACTTGTAGGTAGAGTTAATCATGTAATGAAAGTTATCAAAGAAAATGGCTTTACTTCATATGAGAACGACATTGATATTGTAGAATGAGCGACGATACACATGATAAATTAATGCAAAAGGTTTTTGATTACCTAGCTGCAAGCGAAGACTTTGAACGTCTTCCTAGTGAACGCAGTAAACGTAGGATTAGGAGAGAACTTAGAGAATTAGTTTCTTTGTGTAAGACACGTTCAGAAGAAGCAAGACAAAGATATGCAACCGAGTTAGCAGAAATACGTGCCAGTGGCAAGTGGGCTGTTAATAAAGGTAAAAATAAAATGGCCGAGAGGATGAAGAAAAAATGAAAATAACCGTTGTAGGAAGTGGCACTGCTGGCAGTCTAACAAGCGCATTTTTAGCAAAAGAATTTCCAAAAGCAACAGTTGAAATGATACACAGTGAAAAGGTTGGTATCATTGGTGTAGGAGAAAGTATTACACCACATTTACCAGGGCTACTGGGCGGCCTTGGAGTAGATGAAAAACAGTTTATGAGAGAAACCGGTGCGGTGTTCAAATACGGCAACAACATGGAAGACTGGACCAATACACCAGATGGCCCTAATGTTTTGCGTATGTTTTACTGGAGCAACAAGTTCGAAGAAGAAACAACTTGGAAAAATATCACCAGCACCACTCCAAATGATTTGAGAACAACAGATGTTTGGATTGATGTATACAAATCAAAAACTGCTCCGGATCTCGATGTATATCATCATAATGCAGAGTTATTTCCGTATTGTAAAGTAAACAAGATGCCATTTGACGACAATGGTCATTATCTTGTTCCTGCCGCAGCAACATATGCTTATCATATTGATGCAGAAAAAACATCACCGTGGATAAGAAAAAACGTTTGCAAGAAGTATGGTGTAGTTGAAACTATTGCGACTGTAGAACACGTTAATGTAGATGAAAACGGTATTAGCAGTGTAATTTTAGACAGCGGACGTGAAGTAACCAGTGACATTTGGGTAGACTGCACAGGATTATCTAGAGTTCTTATTGGATCACTTACTACAGATTTTAAAACATATCAAGCAAACAAAGTAAACAGTGCTTGGGTATGTCCTATTGCCTACAACGACAAAGAAAAAGAACAAGTCAACTATACTAGAAGCATAAGAAGAGAAATGGGTTGGCAGTTTAGTATTGCACTAAACGATCGTATTGGAACAGGTTTGGTGTTCAGTGATGAATACTTTAGCGATCAAGAAGCATTGGATTACTGGCACAGTATTATCGATGGAAAACAAATACGTGAACCTAGGCTACTCAAATGGATACCGGGTAGACTTGAAAATCCAAATGTTGGAAATTGTTTTGCAGTAGGAATGGCAGCTGGATTTATTGATCCTTTAGAAGCAAATGCAGTTGTTAGTGCCATTGCTAGTATGAAACGCCTTGCATGGATGTTGCAGCGTGATTACGACAAAGATTACTACAATAGAAAAATGAATTTTTATTTTGATGACATTGCAGATTACACCGCAGTTCATTACACATTGAGTAGAAATGGCAATAATCATTTCTGGCAAGACATGAGACGTATAGGTCGTGAACTTGATCATGCAGGACTTGTTAAGAAAAAATATTACGATATAGCAAATTGTATGGACAGTGCACAAGGATATGTCACAGCATTTCCTGATGCCAACTGGTTAGATATTGCAAACAATTGGGTGCAAGATCTACATGACTGGCCCACAAAGTCTACACCTGAACAGCAAGATAGATACATCAAGCAGGTGCGTAAGACAAAATTAGAACATGAAATACGTAGCGAGCAAAACAAAAAATCGATTGACAGTTTCATGAAAATGTATAACAATATAGAAGAATATCATAAAGGCTTAGACAAATGGCCACTTGAGTATTTCAGCAAAATGTTTACGCAAGAGTCATGGCAACAAAACATAGGCAAATCAAGATCGGAATCTACTTGGTAAGTTCAGCGATAAACAAAGTATGAGTTGGACATATAAAGGTAAACCCGTAGACACAATAAACGATGAATACGAAGGCTTTGTATATCTAATTACAAATTTAAAAACAAAACAAAAATACGTAGGCAAAAAATTAGCAAAGTTTAAAACAACCAAGCCACCATTAAAAGGCAGAAAAAACAAACGTCGAGGCTACAAAGAAAGCGATTGGCGTGAATACTGGGGAAGTTCAGATAGACTGAACGAAGATGTAAAAACTTTAGGCGAAAAAAACTTTACTCGTGAAATACTTTACTTCTGCAAAAGCAGAGCAGAAATGAGTTACATT